GAGCAGTGCGGCGTTGGATGCGGGTCAGGGCGATTTGATAGTGGAGTACGAGCCGATTAGTCACAACGCGAAGATATACGCGGGCACACCGCGTCGGGCGGGCGGCGTTTTGGAGAGCACGACTACGAGCACGAGTTCCACTACGAGCACATCATCGACGTCCAGTACGGCGAGCACGACGAGCAGTACGAGTTCGACGTCCTCGACGGCGAGTACGACATCCAGCACATCCAGTACCAGTTCGACGGCTTCTACGGCCTCGACGGCCAGCACGACCAGCAGCACGAGTTCTACGGCGAGTACGGCAAGTACGACGTCGAGTACTTCGAGCACATCGAGCACGGCGTCTACCGCGAGTACCACCAGCAGCACGTCGAGCACTTCGAGTACGGCATCGACGGCTTCTACGACGTCGAGTACATCCAGCACGTCGTCTACGGCGAGCACGGCGTCTACTACGAGTTCGACGAGTTCTACCAGCAGTACGGCATCGACGAGCAGCACGGTGTCTACGGCTTCTTCGAGCAGTTCGACCAGTACGAGCACTACGACCACTACGAGCACGTCCACAACGACGACGGCATTTATTTAGGAGCAAAGACAATGGCAAAAAAGCCGGGAGTTAAGTTATGTATTCGCAGGCTGTTAGCGGCTCAGGGGTTCAATGAGACGGACGGCGAGAAGGCCAATGCCCTGAAGGATGAGGCTGTAGGGGACCTTCTGGACGCCTTGGGTCTTAATGCGGTTCGCGTGGCCTACGACAACGTTGTGAAGTTGTACGAGGACCAGACGCGCACGAAATGAACGACGAGCTTACTGAGAATGATATGCAGATAGCCGACGCTGCATATTGGGCGGCGACGAGTCGGATTCGGCTGCAAAAGGGCTATTTCTCTTTTGATAGGAGGGAATATTTGCACGAGCCCATGAGCAACAGGCCGAAGCGGACCTGCTATATGAAGGCGACTCAGGGCGGCGTTACGGAGCTTGAGGTCAACAAGTCGTTGCACGGTATGATATTCCGCTGGTATTCGCGTGGCGTGTTGTACCTGTTCCCGACGGCGAACGATATTGGCGCCTTTTCAAACGCCCGGTTCGGCCCGCTGATTTCGGCGAATCCCCGGTCGATAGGTCGGTACGTAGTTTCGACGAATTCGACGTTTTTGAAGCGGGTAGGCGATGCGTTCCTGTTCCTTCGCGGCGGCACGCTGCCGAAGAAGCTGGACTTTCAGGCCGAGGAGGCGGCGGCCTTGCGGGGCATTAGCGTTGACCGCGTCGTATTCGACGAGCTCGACCTGATGGACCCTACGGTGAACGCCAAAGCGCGGGAGCGCATGGGCGATTCGGATATTGCTGAGGAGGTATACATTAGCAATCCGACTCTGCCGGATTACGGCATTGCCGAGCAGTTCAAGAAGTCTGATCAGCGACATTGGTTCCGCAAGTGCGAGTGCGGCGAGTTCACGTGCGCCGAGTTGGCGTTTCCCGATTGCGTCAAGATTCGCCCGGACGGCACCGGGTATATCGCCTGCGGCAAGTGCGGCCGGGAGGTTCCGCCCTCGCCCGGTGAATGGGTGCCTCAGTGCCCGGCCAATACTGACTACATGCACGGATATCGCTGGAGCCAGCTTTCGAGCTACACGCGGGACCCGGCGGAGATACTGGGAGCCTACACGAATCCGCCCGAAGGGAATTTGGGCGACGTTATCCGGCTCAAGTTGGGCCTGCCCTACGTGGCGGCGGAGGACAGGCTTCGGCCGGCGGAGGTTCTTGGCTGCTGCGCCGAGTACGGCCAGTTGAGCAAGCACGAGGGCCCCTGCGCCATGGGCGTTGACTGCCAGAAGCCCAAAAGGGTGGTTATAGGCGCGCGAACCGGCCGGGACGCCTACTCGATTTTCCGCGTAATGCCCTATTCCGATACGAATTGGGACGGCCTGATACGGATTGCTCTGAGTTTCAACGTCAAGAGCGCTGTGGTCGATATTCGCCCGTATGAAGATTCGGCCAGGGAGTTCCAGAAGCGGCTCAAGCGAGTTGGTATTCTGTGCTTTTTGTGCGAGTACGCCGAGAACACGCCCGCCGGCTCGCAGTTCAATACGAAGTCCGGGCTGTGCAAGGTGAATCGCACGGAGATCATGGACGCTACGCATCGGCTGGTAACGACTTTCGGCAAGCTGAATCTGCCGCATCGCTCGCCGGAAATTGAGGAATATGCCAGGCAAATGTGCAATACGGCGAAGATACTTGAAGTCAACCGGACGACGCGGCGCAGCGTCTATCGGTATCGCAAGCTGGGCTCGGGGGTTGGCGATAAGGACGACTATCGGCACGCAACGAACTATTTCTACTTAGCCTGCCAGTCCGGGCGGGTGGGTACGGCCTCTGCCTATTCTCGCAGGCAGCGGCAGACTTACGCCTCGGACGACCGCGGCCAGCGGCGCCCGGAGGCCCCGACAAAGCCCGGAAGAAAGGCATATGCAGTTGGGTAATAGAGCGACTCCCGAGCGATTCGGAGCGACTCGAAGTATTGATTTTGGCTCGTTATGGACGATATAGAGCGATTTGAGAGCGATTATGGCTAGCTTAACGAAAGAGCAGAAACGCGCCGAAGAGAGGATCAAGGCCATGATAGTTGACGGCCACGCGAGAGGCGTCTGCAACAATGAGGGCCAGAGCATGCGCCATCCCGAGTATGGCGTTCCCATTGCCAGGCCGAAAATACGAGGCAGAGTCAGTTTTCACAGGGTTTACAGGAGAGTATAATGGTCGCGCGACAGGGCAAGAAAAAGGCCGGCGTAGAAAAAGTGGAAAGTGTTGCCAGGCAGCCGCAGGAGATTCCGCATCCGACCGGCTCTACATACCCTACCGAGTACGGCTATTACTGGCTACAGCAGGAAGACGAGGTCAAACATGGGACTATTCAGTGACATATTCGATAAACTGTTGGGGTTCAATCCGCCGAGTCCGCCCCCTCCGCCCCCTCCTCCGCCGCCGGAGCCGGAGAAGATCGATATTGAGGAGGAGGACGAAATACGCAAGCGGCGACTGGCCCGGCTTCGAGGCCGCAGCAAGACGATAGTTACCGGGGATTTATCGCCGGAGAGTCCCGGCAAAGTCGGGTTGTTAGGCCGAACGACGTCGGTTTTGAGGAATTCAAAATGAGCCAGGCAGAAACAGAGAGAGCCGAGAGGCTGATAGCCTTGCGCGATGCCGAGTTTTCGCGTCAGGCGAACTTCCGCCAGTTGTGGCAGGAAACGGCCGACTGGATACTGCCAATGTTCGGCCGGATTCAGACCGAGAGCGTAGCCGGCGAGCGTATGGGCGAAACCCTCTATGACGTTACGCCGCGAGGTTCGGCCAGGAAAATGGCCAGCGGCCTATCGAGCGAGATCATTCCGCCCGGCCAGGAGTTCTTCGATTTGAAGGCCCAGGGCAAGGACCTTGCCGACGACGCCGAATCGCAGGAATATCTCGCCGAACTCACCGAATCCATGCACGAAATCCTTTTCGATACGAACTTCGTACCGGAGTTCGACGCCGGCATTCTTTCTTTGATAGTCTTTGGGATTGCCGATACGTTTGCAGAATTTGGCATGGAGTCCGGCTTGACCTTCCGAACCTTTCCCATCGGCTCGTATCAAGTCAGAGAGAACGCCCGGGGCGTGATTGATACGAAGATCATTACCGTCAAACGGACTGCCCGGCAGTTGTTCCAGCGGTACGGAAAGAATATCGGCGAGCGCGTCAGGAAGGCGCTGGCCAACCCCGAAACCGAGGCTGATGCAGAACCCTTTGAGGTTATCCAGATAGTCCAGCCGCGCAAAGTATTCAATCCGAAACTTTTGTTCGGATCGGCCAATAGCAAGAACATGCCGTATGAGAGTGTTCATATTGGCGTACTTGATAGGAACGTATTGGAAGAAGGGGGATTCCCTGAGTTCCCGTTTGCCATTCCGCGCTGGTATAAGAGTCCGGGCGAGATTTACGGCCGCGGCCAGGGCACGGAGATACTGCCGCAGGTCAAGAAACTGAATCAGATGGAGGCCGATAAGACCCAGGCCGGCAACCGCTGGGTGCAGCCGCCGTTAGAGATATTGGATACCTTCGATGGCAACGTGAATCTCGGGCCGAAGGCGCAGAACTTCGTAGTGGAACCAAACACTATTAAGGCCATAGACCTTGGCGCCAAGGGCTCGTATCCTATTGCCAGAGAAGAACTCGAAGAGCAGAGGAACTTGGTCAGGCAGGGATTTTTCCATTCGGCCTTTGCGCCTCTAACGGATTTGAAGGGCGACAGGCGCAATACGACGGAGATTCGCGGGCGTCTGCGCGAGGCCTACAAGCAGCTTACCCAGCCTTTGACGCGACTATTTCGGGAGTATTGCAACCCGCTGATTACCCGTTCGACCAGACTGCTGATAGCGAACCGCATCGTTCCCGCGCCGCCTCCGCAGCTTCAGAGGGTGAAAATAGTCTATACGGGCCCGCTGGCTCTGGAGCTTCGTGACCAGCATATAGAGGCGTTCGCTCGCTGGCTCGAATTCACCGAGATTATGGAGCAGCTTCAGGAGGGCGTTGTCGATAATATCGACGTGGACGCCGCTCATAGGGACATCGCCCGGTTCATGGGCGTTAAGGAGAGCCATATTCGCACTATTGGCCAGCGCAATATGATACGGCGGGCGAGAGAGGACTTGCGCCGGCAGCAGCAGCAGCTTGCCGCCGCGC